GGGCGGCGAGCGTGCCGCTGGCGTCCCAAATCTGGGTAGCGACAGCCGGATTGTTGTTGCCCGCAGTCTGGAAATTCTGGTTCGGGTAGTTTAGACGACGACGCCATTCGCGCTTTCGACGTGAACACCGAGCATGAACGCGGCGCCCTTGGGAATCCTCGTTGCCAGGGTGAGCATGTCCGACAGCTTGGTCTCGCCATCGGCGAAGGTGTAGCTCGATGCGCTGCTATAGCTGAACCGCTGCCAGCTTGATCCTATCGGATACTGGATATACCGCGTGTAGGTTGGCGTCGCGCCGGGATTGTGCTCGAAGGGCGTCGTGAGATCGGCATACCAATTGCCGTCCTCGACCGCGATTGCGGTGATATCGTCGCGGGCGAAATGGAAGCTCTGGAAATTGATCGAGCGGGACGTGGCCGCGACGTTGTTCGGCGCATAGGCCCGCGTTGCCACCTGGCCGAGATAGAAGCTCGGTAGAGACGGCGGTTGGACTAGCCCCCCGTTCACGCGCTGAGCTCCGTCACGCGGGCACTGCCGTTCGCAACAGGCCAGAAGCCACGCACGGCGCCTGTCCAGCCATCAGGCAGGAAGTACACACCGGGTACCGATGTCTTACCGTCGATCGCCACGGTGAAATTGGTCGCCGATGCTGTGCCGGCGCCAAGAAGAAGATACAGGACCGATGTGCTATCGTTGGCGATCGTGGACCCCGGCAGGCGGTTCGCGTTGGCGGCGAGGATTGCCGTGTCGGCTGCGGCTGATGCAACGTCAGTGCGGGTGGGGGTTGCCGATGGGACAGGCTTTGCTCCAAGGGAGGTGAAATCGACCTCGCCGCCGCCAGCCTGCTTGCTCTTGAACAGCGTGACGGGCTGGGCCTCTTCAGGCCCGCCATCCCCTCCGATATTCGCCAGCTGATCAACCATTCCTCATTCCCTCATGCAAAGGGCCGCCCCACGCGATGCGGAGCGGCCCTTGTTCCCCGCGCGACGATTGGATTCAGGCGGGCTTGGTCAGCGTCTCGATCTGCGCGGCCTGCTCCGCATTCGATGCCTTGAGCGCCGCATTCTCGGTCGTCAGGGCCTCGATCTGCGCGCGGGCTGCGGCGAGATCGGCGGCCTGCTCGATATTGGCAGTCGCGACGTCCGATTCCTTGCCGAGATCGGGCAAGCCGCCTTCAGCGATCTCCGACTTTGTCAGTTCGACGCTTTCGCCGGGCTCAAGCCACTTGGTCGTGCCGTTTGCGAGGTTGATGCCGCGCGGACCCGAGGCATAGTTGGTGTGCTTGGCCATGGTTTAGATCCCATCCCGATAGCTGAGGGTCTTCGGACGATAGATTTCGAGCTGTCCGACGTTCATCACGCCATCGACGCGCCAGGACATGGACGACGTCGGGAACAGTGGGAGGAACTCGAACATGCCGGGGAGATAGAACTCCATATTGTCGGGGCTCTTCTCATAAGCGATCATGCGCGCGGTGCCGGATGCGCCGGCCGTGGCCAGTTCGCGGCTCGGACGAATGTCGAGCGGCTGGTTGGTGACAGCGGTATAGCTGTTGTTCTTCTTCACGAACGCCAGCAGCGAGTCACCGGTATTGGTGAGCTGCGTGTTGTTCAGATAGAGGAACTTCGACGTCGGCAGGATCACCGAGTTCGCAACCGCTGTTTCGCCTGAGTTGGTGTAGACGTCGGTGAGCGCTGTGTTGAAATCGGCGAGGATCTGCGCCGGGGTTGCCGATGCCCAAGTGCCAGTCGGCGCGTTGGCGGTCGGAACCGATGCGTTGTTGATCAGGCCGGTGAAGTTCTTGACCGTCGAGCCGCGGATCACCTTGTCGTAGATGAACTTCTCCGCGACCATGCGCGCGGCCGAAGCCTTGCGCCCGTCGATCGGGACGCCCATCCGCGAAGCGCGGTTCACTTCCTGGAGCGACAGTTCATAGCCGACACCACCAAGGTGGAACCCGGTGATGCCCTGACTGAGATTGACCGACGCGTTCGGGATATCGAAGCCCTTGCCGCCGATGTAGCTCGCAACGCCAGCGATATCCCCCGAATAGACGAGTTCGCCGACATCCCACATGTCGCCGTCCATGTTGATCGGGACCAGTCCGGCATAGTCGAACGAGGGATACTTCTGTTCGAAAACCCCGGTGTGCGTGCGGTAGAGCGCGGGAACAGCGAAACCTACGGCCTGCTGCGCGTCCTGAAAAACCTGTCCGGTCATTGCCCTGTGCCCCTTACTGCTGAACGATGCGGATGCGCACGGGCGCGCCGCTCAAAACGGTGTCGAGGAACGTGGCGGGAAGCGCCGTGTTGCCGCTCGAGGATGAGGTGAAAACGCCTGCGCTGGTGACGTAGACCGCAGCTGCGGCGGCCACGTTTGCACCCGCCGTCACCCAGATATCGCCCATGTCGCAGAGCGAGGCTGAAGCATACTGCAGGTAGGTGTCAGCAGCCGAACCAACCGGAGCGACAACGCCCGCGTTGGCGATGGTGACACCCTTGAACTTCGTGCCCGGCGTTGCCGTCAGGCCGCGATCCGCCGTGCCCTGGAAGGCTGCCTTGCCGAACGCGATGCCCGCCGAGTCCTCGACAGTGCCGCTGGGGCGATTGGTGACATTCCCGTCCGCCAGCATGCCGGGGAATCCCGCGACATAGTCGGTCAGATAGGTGCTCTGGATGGTGATCGACATGTCTTATGTCCCCTCAGGCCGCGACGGCGTTCGAATTGGCGGGCGTCTTCCATGCGTCGCGAAGCTCCTGCTTCCGCTTGGCCTGGGCGTCCTGATATTCGGTCTGGGCATCGCCGAAATTGAGCGGGCTGCCGCTGATCGGCGCCTGTGTGGCCTCGATCTTCGTGTCCTTGGTCAGCACTGCGAACGATGCGCCGATCTGGGCATCGTTCCAGTTCTTGGCGGCATCGCCCATCTTGGCCTTGACCGTGGCGGCCATGATCGCGGGCTCGTCCATTTCGTCGGTGACGGTGACGCCGAGCGCCTTGGCCTTGCCGGCCGCGAGCATCAGCGCTTTGCCGGCATCGCGCAGCTGGGCGGGCGTCGGCTTAGCGTCCTTGACCGACTGCTCCAGCGTGGCGATCTTGGCGTCCTTGGTGGTCGCTTCGGTCTTCAGGGTCGCGATCTCGGTATCGAGCGCGGTTACCTTCCCGAGCGCCGCATCGCGGGCGGCGAGAATGGTGTTGATCGTCGCCAGCGCAGTGTCGGCGTTCGAAATGTCGACGGTGAGCCCGTCGATGAGCATGGTCTTCACGGGCTTCTCCTGGGGTTTCAGGCTGTCGAGGAACGATTGGGGTAGTGCGATGGATGGCGCGGCATCTGCGACGCGGGTATTGCCGGCGCGACCGTGCTTGACGAATGCGACGTGATTGCCGCCGATATTGGTCTGCTGGGCGACATACGCCTCGCCAGCTGGATTCACGCCGTCGCGGACAACGAGGGTCGCCTCATAGCCGCCCGACAGATCCTTCTTGCCGGCGCGGAAGTCTGCAATCAGGCCCTTGTCGGTCATTAGGCCGGAAAGGCGGGCGAATTCACCGTCGCGAAGAACTTCACCGATCACGCCCTTGGTTTTCGCGTTCCAGTCATCAATCGACACACCATCGGCGGGATGGTCGTTGGTCAGCGGCTTGGCGATGAAGCTCGCCATAGCTGAGGGCTTGAACACCTCTTCAGCGGGTCGATCGACTGGATAGAGTGTACCCGGGACGAACCTCCGCGCGCCAGCGGCATCCTTGAATGTGCCTTCAGGGTCAATCTCTGACCCGTCGTACATTTGCACGCCTGTGCGGGCAAAGCGCGCGGAGAAGCCCAGGAAGCCGCCTGGGACCTCCCATGTCTTATCCATAATGAGCGCGTCGGTAAACATGATCGCATCGAATACGTGCGGCGTGGGTTGGTGATTACGGCGGGTTTGCTCAGGTCTGCATTACCGCTACAAGGCGCCGCTCATGATGCGGAGATCACCATGCTGGCGTTGAATGTGCACGGCATTTTGGGCCATGGGGCCGGAGTTGAAGTCAGCTGCAGTCAGTTCACCCAACTGGAACTGCTCGGGATGGCAAAGGTGGCCAACAGCAAGGGTGCCCATCTGACTATCCGCGATGCGCTCAAATTGAGCGATTTAGATCGTCTGGGCATCGCCACGAACGGCGGCAAGGCTGTAACCTTGGTTTACTAGTCCCAAAGCGGCTGCTCATAGCATTTGCAGAACGGCAGCATACCCGCCCGGTCGTTCGGCGCGGTGGCCTCGCTATAGACGCGCTGGTCGCGGGCGACGTGCGCTGGCCTTGGATGCTTCTGCGAATTATCGTGCAGCCACTTGAAACGCACTAGTCCAGCCGCTTGCCTGCGCACGCGATCGAGCTCTGCTGACAGGCGATTTGTCTGGTCGACGGCTATGCGTGCCGCCCGCGCCTTAGCAGCATCGAACGCCCCGCCTATACCGACATCAGCGGCCGGCACCCTCGCCGATAGCGAATTGATCAGCGTCGCCGCGACCTTGTGCTGGATCTCAGAATTGACCGCGGCGGCCAGCTGTTCAGCGCGCACCACGGCGTTGGCGACTGTTGCGACACCGTCCTGCGCTCCGGTGAACATCGCGACGTCGAGCCCGGTTGCAGCCTTGATACGCGCGATCCACTGTGTCCTGTGCCAACGCTCGACATGACCCATTGGGGCGGCGAGACGGCCGGCAATCAAGGCGATGGCCGCAATCTTCACAGCGGATGCATCCACCTGGCGCTTGACCAATGACGACGCATCCGCCGAAGGTTGGGCACCGCGTGGTGGTAGCGCTGCGGTGTATGCCGCCAGCAATGCAGCCTGTTCAGCGCGCCATGCTCGGACAATATCGAAAAAGGGGACTGCGACGCCGGCCCTTAGCGCTTCCGTTGGCTCGATGCGGCGGAAAGGGCGGGGTTTGATTCCCTGCTGTTTCAGGATCGCCGGCAGGTTGTAGCGTAGGCCGAGCAGGAGAGCGCCGGTAGCGGTCTCGGTTTGGTGGCGATGATCGGGACTCGATGCCATCAGTCGTCTTCTTCGGCCGCGCCCCAATTCTCTACGATCTCAGAGAACAGTTCCGGGCCAAGCTTGATCGGTCCCTGATAAGCTTCGACACCCGACAAATCGACCGGCTCGCCAGTCAGCGAGATATACGGCTGGTACTCAGGATAATCCCACGATGCGCCAGCCTGCACGATCTGTTCATGGCGCCAGCACAGGCGCGATGAGGTGAATAGCAAGACCGCGGTGCGATCGCCGAGCGGCTGGACGAGGCGAACACCGCCCGGCGGGATCGCGATCGTTCCGTCCTTCTCCTGGTTCCAATCCTCACCGTCGATCTTCATCCAGTCGACGGGCGTTGTCGAATAGGCGATCGTCACATGCAGATCGGGTTGCAGCTTGCCCAGCCCCTGCTTGGTCGCCCATGCCTGCAATTCGGCGACATTCAGGACTGGCCGGCTGACGTAGAGGCTGCGCGGTGTTGCATCCAAGAAGCGTGCATCGTTAGCGGCGCGGCGCATCGGAATAGCTGCATTCGGATCAACCGGCGCGTTGGGGTCGGGCGCTGGCTCGGCTGATTCGGATGGGAACCGCTCGTTCTCAGGCACCTCAGCCAACGCCGCGTCCAGCCCTGGCATCCAGCCGCGCTCGGTCATCAGGTTCTGTAGCCCCTTGTCGAACGCGATCGGCGGAACCGATCCCGTTGCCTGCAGCTTCTCGATTGCCTGCATGGTCGTAAAGAACGTGGTCGCCTCGTCCTTCTCGCTCTGTGACGAAAGCGGGGCGAACTCCCACCAGATTGATTCGTCCGGCGCGCCAAGGGCTGACGGGATCAGCGCAATATCGAGCTGGTCCATGCACGGGCGCATCTCAAGGTCCTGGCGCGAATTGACCTCTTCGTCCCAAAGCTCGAGGTCGCTGGAGCCAGTCGCATTCATGCCGGCTGGCGACCGGCCGAGCAGCACAGTCTCCGGCATATTGAGCGCGGCGGCTGCTACCGACAGGTTCGATTGCTTGATATCGGGAATTCCTGTCCACACCATCTGGCGGTCTTCGATCTTCTCAGCGCCCTTCCCGTCGCCATCGCCGCCATCGATCCACGACACGCCGAACATGCTTTCACCCAGCGCGAAGGCCTGCATGCGCTTCTGAAGCCGCGCCTCGCCTTCCGTGGTGGCGGTTAGCTCCAGAAGCTTTGGCACGGATATACGGCGGTTACGCGCGTCCTTGATCAGCGCCGCGAATCCATCCTCGCCAGTGTGAACGTTGTCGATAGCGTCCTTGACGGTCTGGACCTTGCTGTCGCCCCACCATGTGTCGTCATATGTCGTGGAGCTGATATCGGCCACTGCCTCACCGCGGAACGCGATCACGCGGGATGGGTGGAATTTCAGCGATAAGCCGCCATTGGCTCCCTGCATCGCAAGCTCATAATAGCTCGGATGGCCGAACCACTCGCTATCCCAATCAACGATCATTGGACCCAGCGAGAATTTCGAGCGGTGCCAGACATGAATGCGGGTGAGCATGCCGGCCTTGATCTGCGATGCATCGATCGGCTGCGCAGGGTCTTGGCCCTTGATGTAAAGCACCATGCCGGCGCCACCGAGCCCACGCAGTATCTCGGCGCGCTTGAACTTCTCCTTCAGTCCAAGCCGCTTTTCCTCAGCCTCAAGGAGCTCAATCTGTTTGCTGTCAGCCTGCCAGTCGCGCCAGTTGCGAACCATGTCGTTCGCGGGCTTGGTGATGCCCTTGCGCATGAGCCACGATGATCGGAACGCCGCGTCGATCTCCTGAAACGACAGGCGGCGTAGCACGTAATGATTGTAGGCGCGCGGGTCGGTGGTCGTGCCTGCGCCGGTCAGCGCGTTGATCAGACCATCACGGATGTAGCTGACGACGCCCATCGCTTGCGGGTACGGCGCGGGGCGCGCTGTGATTACGGCGCTTCGTTAGAGGGCGGCGTAGTTGGGCAGGTATCCCACCTCCGGCATCGGCGAGAAGGCCATCACAACCGCGTCGGCAAGGTTATGGGATGGGATGCCTCGCGCCTTGAGCGACTTCTTGCTCTCGACCTTCATTCGCCCGTTGACGCTTTCCCTGCGAGGCTGTGCCAGTTCTGCTTGCAGTTTGTCGCGCATCGGCAGGCCGGACGGGATCGATATCATCTGCTCGCGATCGAACGGGAGGCCATTACGCGCCTGCCATGTGTTGCGGAAGCGATCGGCGAGCAGCCCCCACCCTTGCGCCTTCAGGTTTGCGAACATGTCGCCATGCGTCTTGCCCGGCTGGTATTCGCTATCAGCCAAGTAGGGCGATTCAGATGCGGTCCACCCGTTGAAGGTGAACGTCCGAATGAGGCTCATCTTCGCCTGCGCGACTCGGTGAAGCCGCTGAAGCTCTCCGGGAACGGACGCGCCAACGCCAATGTCATCGACATTCAGTGTATCGATCCCCTCGCGCAACAGAATCGGATGCGCATACCCGGCAGCTGCATTCGGGTTCTCGTCCTGCCACTCTTCAAGCCCGGCGATGATGCAGCCATAGCGCCAGGCGAAGGCGTTGGGGTCGTTCGACTTCGGCGCAACCACATCGCCTTCGACGCCGCCCGATATGTCCATCCCGCCGATCTTGCCGCCGCCGGTAGGGAAATCAGCAATGTGAATGTGCGCGTCAACCGCGGCCTCGATCCATGCCGGCTTGATGATCGCCAGCGCATTGTTCGAAACCGGCTGGCCGAGATAGACGTGTCGGAATAGTTCCGGGTCCGATAGCCGCATCAGATCCGCGTCGTCGGCGAGCTCTTTGGGGAAGAATGGGTTATCGGTATAGTTGACCTTGAGCGTGATGCAGTACGGCTTCCCGTCGTACACGGCCGGATAGATCGGGCTGGTGACGAATGCCTGATAGATGAAATCGAGCGGGGAAGCAGGGTTGAAGCATACGTAGATCTCGCTTCCAGCCTTGCGCATCGTGGGGACAAGCGCGTTCCAGCTTTCCTTGGTGATACTCTCTCCCTCATCGATAAAGGCCGCGTCGAAATTAGAGAAGCCCTTGAGCTTCTGATTCTGAAGCCGCTTCGATGATGCGCGGATTCCAGAGAACTTGAAACAACCACCTGAAGCCGGACAGGATATCTCGGTCTTCGTGACGTCGAACCGATCGTGAAGATTGCGCCGGTCGATCTCTTCAACGATTTCCTGATAGCTGCTCTCTGCGATGGCTTCCATCAGCTCGCGGAAGCACACGACGCGCCAACCATAGGACATCACATTATTGACGAGAATGGTGATGACGCTGCGTGTTTTCGAGCTGCCCCGGCCGCCCTCCGCAACCTTGAACCGGGCAGGCTGCAAGAACGGCTCGAAGATGGCGGGTATCTCGCAGTCTAGGACTGCCTCATCCAGCATTCTTCTTGGCCTCAACCAAGATATAGCGCGGCTCCTTGGGAGGGGTCATGCTTCCATCGGCGCTTCGATGATCTATTTGCGTGCGCTCAGCCCATTCATCGGGCGCCATGTTCTTGAGCCCGAATATGATCAGTGTGTTTGCGCCTGGAGGCGCGCCGTCTTGGGCTCCTTCACGCCCGCGCTTCTCCCACCACGCCGCGCATTTTGCCTTGGCCCTTTTTACGGCTGCGGAAAATTCCGGGTGCGCGTTGGCCCATTCGCTGAGCGTATCGCGCGCAACATCGATCTCAGCCGCGAACGACGTCAGGCTCGCGCCATCAGCCATATGCGCGATTACCTGCTCGCAATAGGCTGGATCATATTTGGACGGGCGGCCGGCTGGCATCACCGCCCTCGCTTCGAACGTGTCGGTTTGGGCAGAACCGTGGCGACGATATCGCCGTGAAGCTTCATGCGGCTGCCATCGCTACGGATGATCGTCTCGCACCCGAAGTTTGCTGCCGTGTCGATCGCGGTCGTCGTGAGCTCAGCGCGCACCGCTTCGATATCGATACCGCAGACGCGCTCCAGATACCTGAGCACAGCATGATCCGAGACATAGGCCATAGCGTGCTCCCTACCCCTCTGCCTTGACGGTGATCACGGCGGATAGTGTCCGCCCCAGCACATACCGTTTCGCGCGCCCTGGCCTGACGCCCGCGATCCTCTTGCCCCCAAGGTTCTCAGCGTAGTGGCGCTCGAGCCATTGCCGGCGGATCACGTAAAGGCGTGGGCGGTCCTCTGCATCTGCCTGCGCGTCGTACTGGTCGATCCAGCGCTTGATCGTCGTCTTGTGCGCGTGAAGCTCTGCCTCGATCCCGTCCCACCCGACGCGAGCGAACGTGTCCGCAAAATCACGCGGGATAGGACGATAGCCAGCAAGACGCGGCGCGTGCTTCATGCCGGCCTGCCTCGGTTATTCATGGGGGGCTCCTTGTTGATTTTGCTTGGTTTTTGTCGAAAATATGATAGTCATATCCTCGGCTCGGCGCTCCTTGAGCAACGTCAGTTCGCGATCATGGATCAAG